GACATGGGCCACGCGCTTGACAAAGCCTTGAATGCGGCGCGGGTCGTCATTCCAGCCCAGCGCCTCGCACAGCGCGTAGATCTTCCGGCGCTGCGCGGTGGTGCGGATGTCGCCGCCCGTGTCCGTGCGCTTGTCCCGTACACTCCGACTCACACTGTCCTTCATGTTCTGCAGCACGCGGGCAACAGTGTTGACCTCGCCCTGCGTCAGCATCTTCATGGACTCCTTGCCTGTCTCGCGGTAGACAACCGCGTGCAGGTCTTCGTCCGTGAGGTGCAGCTCCGGCGACTTCGCGATCGCCCACAGCGTGCGGATGGAGGGCTGTTTGCGCCCAGTCCTTGCTGCTGTCATTCCGTGAGCCCCCTTCCTCAGTTGCCCGCCTTGATCTGCTCCAGCTTGGCGATGTTCACCTCATAGCCGAACACGTCGCTCTGTTTCCACGTTGCGCCCACGGCGTTCACCGTGTCCTCACCGTACTTCTTCAGAGCCTCCTTGCTGACCTTCTCTTCCACCACGATGCAGTCCGTCATCTGGCGGGACTTGAGACGGCGGATGATCTCCTCCAGCTTCTCCTTCGCCCGGGGCAGCGAGACGGATGTGGAGAGCCGGAAGCCTACCTCGCCGAACGTCAGCACCACCGACTTCGTCTTGCCCATCTCGTCCCTGTGGTCGGTGACGAAGCTCTTGATCTCGCGCTCCAGCTTGGCCACATTGTCGTTGAGCGGCTTGCTCTGCTCCTCGGCGACCTTCTGCGCCCCTAAGATTTGCTTCTGCATATCGCTCTGGATCTCGCCCAGCGCGATCTGCGCCTCGGCGATCTGACGGAGGGCGTCGTTCACGTCCTCCCATGAATGGAGGCTCGGGGCCTCGACTACTCGTTTCCTTGCCATGTTTGCGGCTCCTTTCAATTTGTTAATGTTGCGGGCTTTACGCCCGGTAGTCTCGCTTGGTGCGCTTGCCGCGCTCCGGGATCTCGGTGAACAGTGCCACAAGACCCATCGGCAGCGTCAGGAGGATCGCCGTCGCGTCCCGATCCTCCGGCGTCCCGCCGTAGGCTGCCATCAGGAGCAGCACGCCGGAGAGCAGGATGAGGATCGCTCCACTGATGCGTTCTATTCTCATATTTGCTGTCCCTCCTCAAAGCATCATCATGGACGACGCCTGTGCTATGGTCTTCACCGTCACCGTCTCCTCGCCCGTCTCCTTGAGGATGCGTCGGACGTTAGAGAGCGTGCGGTCGAGCAGTCGGAAGCACCCGGTCTGCATATTGCACGCCCGCGCTTTCAACTCCACCAGCGCCTCCGGCTCGATCTGGAAGTCCGTGAGATAGCCCTCCACCTCCGAGGGGGAGAGGCCCCGCAGCGAGGCGTAGAAGTCCACCCGGTTCGCCATACGCACGAGGTAGGTCTTGATCTGTGCCTCCAGTTTCGGCTCGCCCGCGATCACAAGACCCACGTCGCTCTGATCGAACACCGCCCGCAGGATCTCCATTTTCTTCTGTGTGTACTTGCTCACCAGCTTGTCCGCCTCGTCGATGATCAGCAGGTATCCCTTGTTCGTGTTGAAGAACTCCCGGATGCCGTTCACCCTGCGCCAGATCGTGCCGTAGCCGTTTGGGAGCCCGATGCTCCGTTCAATCGCCTCCACAAGGTCGCGGCTGCTCATGGTGTCGTCGCACTCGATGTAGGCCACGCGGGAGAGCTTCGCGTACTGCCGCAGGGCGTAGGTCTTGCCGTAGCCACTGCGGGCGACTACGATGCCGAGGCCAATGTACTCCTGACAGCTCTGGCATACACCGAGCACGGCCTTCGCGTCCCGGCTCTCAAAGAATACGGGCGTCTGCCACGTCTTGCCCTCTGACTTCGCCAACGGCGTCGTCAGGTCGACCGCCTCGCCCGTCTGCCGGGTGAGGAAGTCCGTCAGCTTGCTCTCAAGGTCGTTCGGGTTGCTGTCATACTTGCCCGTGAGATACCGGGAGACGGTGGTGCGGCTGTAGCCGATGTCCTTGGCGACCGCCGCGATGCTCGAGTGCTGCGTCTGGATGTAATTGTTCACGCGCTGCGCGAGGGGGCTGATGTTGGTGTAGATTGTGGTGCGCTCCGCTGCTGTAACTTCCATAATGTACCTCCGTTATTATTCGTTCATCGCTCTCAAAAGAGAGAGTGCCTTGTCGCCTTTGGCGTTGAGGAAGGTGTCGTCCGTGGCCTTCTTCCGGCTCGTCTTGCTTGCCTGTTCCGATCGGAACATTCTGTCCTTGGGCAGGGAGACCAGCTTCTGGCTCGGCGTGGCCTTGATGGTCAGGTCGATCATGCCCACTGCATCCGAGGGCCTTGCACCGTCCTCGAGCCGCAGCTCGTAAGGGCGGACTCGCTCCTCCAGATACTCCCTGACCTCTCGCTCGTTTCGTTTCTGATCTCGCAGATGCTTCTCCAGTGCCGCCTGAGAACAATGCGGGCCGAAGGCGAGCAGCTCGGCAGACACCGCCTCACAGATCTTCTTGCCGTCCATGTCGTACACATAGAGCTTGGTGACATCGTCGATGTCCCACTTGATGTTGACTTTCTGATTGACGTAGTAGGCGAGCTCCGTGTCCGTGTAGAGTGTGCCGAACTTGTTGATGCCTTGGTTTGTGACGCGGGCGGTTGCCGCCTTCATCAGCAGCATCGCTGCGTACTCTCGGGGTGGGGCTGCCTTTTCGTAGCGTGGGCCGTTCTCGAACATCTCGATCGGCGTAACCCATTTCTCGCCCGCGTCGCTCAGGCCGCGATGCTTGCGGGTGTGATACTTGGTGTTCTTCCACTCCGTCCAGACTTCGAAGAACTCCTCCATCGTCAGCAGCTCCCCGCGCTCCAGCATCTGGTCGATGTCCTTCTGCCGCTTGGCGTAGGTCTTCGAGCCTGTCAGCGTGCCCGTGTAGCTCTCAAACCACTTGGAGAATTTCGAGCAGACCGTGGAGAAGAAGCGTTCGATCGGTTTGTCCCAAGGCTGATACGGCAGCGAGCGTCCGACCTCTTGGATGCCGATGCTCTGATAGAAGCCGACCGTTTCCGAGTCAAATGCGAAGTCAAGGTCGATTTTGCGGTGCTTGCGGTTCTGTCCGGTCATGGCCTTGGCAGTATAATCCTTGCCGTTGTCGACGTGCAGGATGTGGGGAACGCCGCCCGGATTGCTGTAGATCATTTTGACCAGCGACTCCTTCAGCGTCTGCGAATTGGCGTTGACGCACGCTACATCGCCGATGATAGCGCGGGAGCGCATATCCAGCCACGCAACCAGCTTCGGACGCACGGCCTTGATCTTGCCGTTCGGGGCCGTCCACTGCACCCAAAAGTCGAAGGTGTGCTCGTCGCCAACAACATACTCCATGACTTGAAGGCTCGTCGCGTCGCGCTTGCCCTTCATCATCCGCTTGTTCTTCCACTCCCGCGTCCCATTGGCGGCGAGGAACCGGGCAGACTCCGCACCCCGCTGTCCCATGAGGAACTTGATATACCGGGCCACCGTCTTGATGGAGGGATACTCCTCCCACTCCCGCCGCTCCGCCTCCAGCTCAAACCGTTCATAGAGCATCTCGATCGTGCCGAGGTTCGCCGCGAACCGCTTGTCGAACCAGATGTTCTCAATGATCGCCTTCTGCTCGTCCGTCAAGCTCGGGAACGTACCCGTCTCCTTCGGCTTCCGGCACAGCGCCAGCGCCCGGAAGTAGTCCCGGCTCTTGCCGTCTTCCTTCTCCAGTTTCAGCGCCCACGCGTTCGCCTCCAGCACGTTCTTCATGTAGCGGTACAGGCTCTGCGGGCTGATCCCCAGCCCCAGCGCGTACCGCTCGGCGTAGCCCGTGCGGTCAGGGCCGTCATAGTCGATGAAGTCCTGCACCCGTGCCGCCAGCTCTACCGCCTCATAGAAGCGCTTCTTGTTCGCCTCCGTGTACTGGTTCAGGTCGGCGGTGACGTACCACGGCACGGCCTCCTGTGCTCTCTTGTCTATGATGACCTCACTCCCTTCCACCTTCTGCGCGGCTCGCCATGCCTTCCGCGCCTTTGCCGAGAGGGAGCTTGTCGAGATCAACACCTGATCCTTGCCGCCGCCCTCCCGGGCCTGTGACTTCGTTTTGTACTGCTGAGGATTGCGATAGATGCGTTGCGTCAAAGTCTTGTAGCTGACGCTCTCAAAAGCCGCTGCCTCCTCCAGCGCGATGAATACGTCCGGCACTCCGTTCCCTCCCTTCCGTGCGTCATGCCGCGATCGCCCGCTCCGCCTTCTTCGGGTCGAGCGCGAGGGCGGCGATGATCGCCGGGAGGTACTTCTCACCCGAGCGTGTCCCGTTCAGGATGTAGCTCATGTACTGCGGGCTTGTGCCTACCGTGGCCGCCAGCTCCGCCCGGCTCATATCCCGGTCAGCCAGCGCCTTCACCACCATCTTCCCGAACGGCGTCAGCCGTTTCTTCGGGCCTCTCATCGCTTGCCCTCCTTTCTCCTTGTTCTTAGATTTACTTCCGAATGACCGCCCAGCCCAGCGAGACTGCCACGCCTATAAACGCGGTGACGCTCACGGCGGGGACAGGGCAGCGCATCAGCAGCAGCGCCGCCGCGAAGCCCAGCGTCGCGAGGATGATGAGCCCCGCCGTGATAAGGAACACCGCCGCGCTTTGCGCCGTGCGCCCCGCACGCTTTCGCGCTTCCCGCTTCACTTCTCTCTCAAGTAAGTTGAGAACGAGGTCGTAGCTGCGCACGCTCTGCGCCGCTTCAAAGAATTGCTGCTCCATCCCCGGCAGCGCCCGGAACGGGTCGCGGGGGTTGCCCGCCTCCCGCAGCCGCGCTGCCGCGTTCCGCCGTGCGATGACGGTCGCGCCGATCGCGGTCTTGAGGTCTTCTGTGCTGAACATTCTGCTGCTCCTTTCCTTTGCCCTCCTGCTCGTGTATAATTGAGCTGGGCCACTGCCCGGGGAGGGGGTGTTGTCTATGGCTGATGCTACCCTTGATGTCGTCGAGCGTGTACTCGACGAAGTCGACAAGAGCCGCGATGTTGACTGGACTATTCTCGGCGAGCGTCTTCGCTCTGCCATTCTCGACTCTGGCGAGCACGTTGACGCTGGTTTCACCGAAGCTCAGAAAGCGGCGATTGTTGCCGTCTGCCGGGAAACTTATTATGCGACGTCAGTAGTCGCAAGGGCCTACGCCTTCAAGGCCGTCGAGGCTCTTCTGGATCGGATCGGCGAGTGAGCGCTTCTGCTGCGTACTCCATGCGCCCCTCCCTGATCCTCTCCGCCGCCTCTCGGATTGCTTTCACTGGAGGATGGTAGTAGGCGGGAGCATCATCCGGAGCCGTCCGCTTGTCGGGCGGCTCTTTCTCTTTGATCGGCTCGCCCGTCAGCCACGTCAGCCAACATTCCCGGCAGCTCACGCCGTCGCAGTGGGCGGGGATAGTGGGTGGACAGGGCGCGGAGATGATATCCGCGATCTCGCCCGCCGTGGCCTCCGGGGCCTTGAGCAGTTCAAGTCCTGTCATGCTGCGCCTCCCGGTACTTCTTCACCGCGTGGTTCATGGTGTAGAGGCGGTTCAACTCCCGGAGCAGCCGATCATACTCCCGCTGCATCGTCTCCCTCGCGTGGCCCGTCAGCTTGCCCATCTGCCCGTCGACGTCGACCGCCATGCGGAACACGTTGCGGTAGATCGTGCAGTCGTTCTCCGGGCACTCGCCGAGAAGCGCCGTCCCGAGCTGGTGGAGCTCCTCCAGACGATGCGCCGGGATGCGCTCTGTCTCGTGCTGGAAGCCGTTGAACAGCTCGCCGCCGTCCTTGATGTATTCGTCCACCTCCCGCAGCAGGTGCCGCAGCCGGGAGAGGTCTTCAAAGCTCACGCCCTCCAGCACCGTCTCCCACGCTGCGCCCGCCTCGGCGATCTGCGCCGCATAGTGCTCGCACTCGTTCTCCTGCAGGATCTGTCCGTCCCGCAGCGCCGCAAGGTAGGCCAGCGCCTCATGCCCGCCAAGCAGGGCGGTTACGGTGTCCTCAGCGCGCCTCACGCCCTCGATGTGCTCCTGCAGCGCTCGCTCGCTCCGCTCCCGGATGCGTAGGCCTTGTGCCTCCGCGTCCTCGTAGAGCTGTCCCAGCGGGCACTTCGCGCAAATGGCGTCCAGCTCCTCCTGCGTGTGTCCGGCCCGGTTCTTGCACCGTTCGTCGCACACGAACGCCAGCAGCTCTTCGGGGTTGCGCGGCATGGGGCCGTCCAGCCGTCCCGCGCCGAAGGTGTCCGGGTCGGTGATGACCTCGCTCTCCGGCAGGAAGCCGATCTGATGCAGCGCCATCTTGAAGCCGTAAAGCTCGTGCACGGCGGTGCGCGGGTCGGTGTCGGGGTAGTGCTTGCTCTTGACCTGCGTGGCAAGGCGGCGCGTCCAGCCCTCGATCAGGGCGGTGGGCTCCACCGCCTCCTCGGTATAGCTCTCATTCGTTTCCACGGCGGCGGTGTAGGTGGGCGGCTCGTCCGTGATGTCCTCCTCGGACTCCAGCCCCCGTGCCAGCTCCACGGCCACCTCCAGCGTGTCCGCGTCGTCGTACTCCATCGCGCCCCGGTCGATGTCCAGATTGCCCGTGTAGACCTCCGCGTCGATCACGCCGTACTCTCCGAGGGCCGTGCCCTCGTACTCGCGCTTCTCGCGGTCGTTGAACTTGACCACGAGGAAGCCGTTGATCTTCTTGATCTTTCTCATGCTGCCGTCATTCCTTTCTGCCCTGCCATCTTCAGACCGGGTGGGGCAGTTCCCGGTGACGCCCTTCCGGGCGTTTCGGCTTAGTGGTGGGTCGCTTCAAAGTTCTCAATCGCCCAGCGGTTGCCCGTGGCGTACACGGCCCGCCGCGTCCGATCCTGTGGCGTTTCCCGCCTCGGCATGGCCGCCAGTGCCTCCATCATGCCGCACCTCGGGCAGATGTCCGTCTGGTTGTCCGCTCGCGACAGCGCGGGCGGCTCGTCGTATGCTCGCCCACACAGCGGGCAGATGTGCGGTTGCTCCTTCATGCTGCTGCTCCTTCCTGCAAAGCTCATCCGGCCAGTGGCGGGATGACGCGGATCGTGTCGTGGTACTTGTTCAAAATGATTAGCTCGCCGTTTGCTTTCTGCTTCACGACCAGCCAGTTCTCCGGGGCGAGGCCCGCTTGCCCGAGCCGGATCTTCTGCTTGCGGGTGGGCTTCTTGCCGCGTCTCATGATCTGCCTCCTTTCCTTTTCTCGGCGTTTGTGGTAGAGCAAAAGCGAACGGCGGTCGGCGGAATTAAATCTAAGAGTCGCTTAGGTGTTGGTGGGCTTTAGCAGTCCGTCAGGGTGTCGCCCTTGACCTCGTAACGATTGGGGCCGATGATGACGAAGGCCAGCATATTGGTCGTGCCGTCATGGTTGACCTGATTGATCGCCTCGTCCAGCTTGCCGTTGGTGACGTGGACTTTCTCCATGCTGCCGGTGCCGGTGTCCAACAGGCCGAAGCCGTTGGCCTCCTCCGGGGTATCTCCGACAGTGGTGAGGGCCATCTCGTCGGGGGTGATCTCGTTGCGGCCCGGTTCCAAGTTGAAACCCGCCTCCGCCTCCTTCAAGGCGTCGTTCGTCTCTTCCAGTGTGGCCTCGCCAGTGGTGTACTTGAACAGGATGTCTGCGATGTCGTTCTTCATGGTGTCGTTCTCCTTCTGAAAAACGCCTCCGCCGCTCGCTTTTGCTCTACCGTTCGCCGATTTGCTATTTCATTTTCGGTCGGGGTGTGCTATGATTTACTTGCTTTATACTTAAATCAGATTACACCCCTATTATAGTAGCCCATTCACTAATTGTCAAGCCAAAATTAGCCTGTCCACTAAATTTTAAGGAGACTATTCACTATGACTATTTACGACCGAGTTCTCGCATTGATAAAAGAGCAAAACCTTACAGTCAAGCAAGTTGAGAGGGAATGCGATCTTGCCAATGCGACTATCCGCAGATGGGCAACCCAAACCCCTAATGTCGAAAGCGTCCGAAGAGTAGCGCATAGGCTAAGTGTGACGCTGGATTACTTGGTGGAGGGAGGTAGCTCAAACACAACCCCCGGCGCGTGCGATGGTGTCGGATTGTCTGAGATGGAGAGCGACTTGATCGCCATGTTCCGCTTATTGCCGATGGATGCTCAAAAGGAAGTTTTTGACTTGGTTCACTACAAGTACAGCCGCGTCAGCACCGGGGAAAAAGAGTCTATATTCTGGACATATTTCGACGAGAGCAGCAACGCAAAAAGCGGCCCCGCCGAGGACGCTGAAGCCCAAGGCGGAACCGCTTGATTTTTTGCGCT